ATGAAAGGCTATAGCTATGGAACAAACCCGAGGTTTGAGGTTAGGTATCCCGCCTTCCATGAGGTGGACCATTTTGGTAGGGTGAACAGTTATCTACTGGAAAAATGGGGTACATCCATTATATTCTAGAAAATTTGAAAATAATTTAGAATATAAATTTTGGCTCCAGAATATTATACATGGAGTATGATCCGGAACCTTATTTTAGACTTTTGGACCTTTATTTTGGGAGGGACCGTCATGTGCTCGTGGCCCACCAGATCAACTCCTTTAATCAGTTCATCGAGGAAATTATTCCGGGCATCCTGCTCTCCGAGGACCACATCTTCTTTGAACAGGCCACCCAGGACAAGGTGGTGCGCCAGCGTTTACATTTTGAGGATGCGGCCATCCATCCGCCCACCCTAGAGAATGATGAGGACCTGCTCTATCCTCTGGACGCAATCCATCGTGGTATAACCTATGCGGCCAGCTATTCCGTGACGGTTACGCAGATCGAGGAGGTCGTCGACCTGGTTACGGGCCAGACCAAGTCCAGAACAGTAGGAGGACCCGAGAAAAATGTACCTATCGCACGTATCCCCATCATGGTGGGCAGCAAATATTGCAACCTAACGTTAAATCCGGCGGGCGCCGGTCGCCACTGTCGTTATGATACTGGTGGCTATTTCATCATCAACGGTAACGAAAAAGTGATGGTCTCCCTAGAAAGTATGATCCTGCGCAGACCCCTTGTTTTTACCAAATATGAGCAGGGGTCCTTAACCTATTATGTACAAATACAATCCCGGCCAGCATCCCAGCTGGTGAGCAACATACAATTTTTTACCATCCGGATCAAAAAGGATGGACAGATGGTACTGACCATCCCACAGTTCAAGGAAATTTCTATCTTCATACTTTTACGGGCCCTAGGTCTTGAAAAGGATGAAGATATTGTGCATGCCATCCTGGACGTGGAGCGCGAAAAGAATATGCTAAATGTACTGGCCGTCATGATGAACTCACAGAATCTGCCCACGGGGTTGCCGGTCACTCGTGAGGAGGCACTACGCATCCTTACCTCCAATATACGCACTACAAAAGTTTATTCTGAGTCGGACCCGGACCTGCGCGAACGGCAAAAACAGGAGCATTTGCGCAAGATTTTGTCGGAGATGATCCTGCCACACGTTACTTCTGGGACAGGATCGGTCGAGCTGGATATGCTCTACAAGGCCTATTATATTGCCTACATGATACATAAACTTTTGGTCTGCTATCTTAAGTATCCGGGCGGACATGAGGAGGCCCATGAGAATGAGGAGGGTCATGGTTGTGATGATCGTGATTCTATGGTGAACAAACGTATCGAACTTTGTGGGGTCCTTTTGGGGAATCTTTTCGAACAATTTTTTAGGAAAATGCTCCAGGAGTGTAAAAAAACCTTTAAATCCAAAAATAAGGATGAGAGTAGAACCCCTAATATTATTCCCCATATTAAGAAAAGTCTGATCGAACAGGGTTTGCGCCAGGCGCTCTCTACGGGAAACTTTAGTCCGTCGCGTAAAGGTGTGTCCCAAATGCTCAACCGGATGAACCATCTTTATGCCCTCTCGCACATGCGCCGCATTATAACGCCCACGGTGGATGCTGCAACCAATAAAATGATCAGCCCCCGACACCTGCATAATACACAATACGGCTCCCTCTGTCCTTTAGAGTCTCCGGAGGGTGCCAAAACGGGTATTGTGAAAAATTTGGCCATGCTGGCCACTATTACCGTGAACATGAACGATCAGGCTAATATTATTGAGGAATACCTCCGGGACAAGATAGTCCGGCTGGACCAGATGAACACTGAACAACTACATCAATATGTTAAAGTATTTTTAAACGGCAACTGGCTTGGGGTTACCCAGAATATTATGGAACTTTATCATGGGTTGCGCGAAATGCGTTTCCGTGGTGAGATCGAGAGGATGGTGGGCCTACATCTGGACTATGGGCACAAGGAATTCTATATTAGTACGGACGATGGCCGGTTAATTCGCCCCTATCTGGTGGTCGAGAACAACCAGCTTAATTTCCGACCAGAAATGTTGGAGGGCCAGATTAAAAGTTGGGACGAATTTTTGTCCAGATACCCGCGTGTTCTGGAATATCTCGACAAGGAGGAGGAGCAGAACATGGCGTTGGCCGCCTTTCCCAGCTATGTCAGGGCTGCCTATAGTACGATGCGGCACAAGGTTCCATTGGACGAACAGGAAATTGAGCGTATCAACCGTACCAACCGTTATGATGACCATGTGTACCTCCGGTACACACACTGTGAGATCCATCCATGCATGATCCTGGGCATCATCTCCTCCAACATCCCTTTCCCCAACCATAACCAGTCTCCCCGTGGGATCTTCCAGTACAACCAGGCACGGCAGGCCATGGGACTCTATATTTCGGACTATCGGGAGCGTGCGGACATCAGCTATCTACTCTACCACCCACAGGTGCCCATCGTGGCCTCCCGGGCGGCCCGCTATACGGGAACGCACATCTTTCCCTCCGGGGAGAATATTATTGTAGCCATCATGAGCTATACAGGTTTTAACCAGGAGGACAGCCTCATTATGAACAGTTCTGCCATCGATAAGGGTCTTTTCCGGGCCCAGGCCCTCAAAAAATATTTTGAGACAATTAAGAAAAATAGTGCCGCATCGCAGGCGGGACTCTTTATGAAACCGGACCGTAACAAGGTGGAGGGGATGCGTGATGCCAACTACGAAAAACTTTCGGAGGAAGGTTATGTTAAGGAGGAAACCTATATCCAGGATGGTGATGTTATCATTGGAATGGTCAACCCTAAACCCATCTCCCGGGAGAATAAAAGACCCTATAGGGACAATTCGACCATCTACCGTTCGATCGTCCCCGGCGCAGTCGACCGAGTTTTTACGGGTGTCAATCCGGACGGCTATCCATTTGTACGTTTGCGAGTACGGTCCGAAAGGATACCCACTATCGGCGATAAATTTTCCTGCTATGATGAAAAAACCCAGATTCTTACCTGGAGGGGCTGGGTCCCATTCTCCGACCTCACCATGGAGGATCGCGTGGCCACTTTGGAGGACAAACGATTGGTCTATCGTCAGCCCTCAGAAATCCAACGGTATGAACATAATGGATATCTTTTCCATATATCGAACGAATTGATCGACCTATGTGTCACCCCGAATCATCGTGTCTGGATATCACGTTATAAATGCCCTTCGTTCCGTAGATTCCATCTCCGGGAGGTTAACGATGTTTGTGACTATGAAACCCCATGCTATCACCAAAAAACTGTCCTAGAATATGATCAATATCAGGATATTGCTAGTACAGAAAATCCTGCATGGTTCTTGTTTCTGGGCGTCTGGATGGCCTCTGGATGGTTCGAGCATGATCACATTTGTATATATATTTCTAACGAAAAAATCCGGCGTATGGTGGTTGGACTGGCCGATTCACTGGGCTACGAAACCTTGGAGATCGGGCGCAGTCTTAGGTATGAAAATTTAGAGCTTTTGGAAAGGATCCGTATCTGGGTTCGGGACCGGTTTACTGAGGCCGTTTGGAAGCTGCCCATGTCCTCGATCCGTCAGATCGTCCAAGGTTTCATTATGGGGGCACGATGCCTCGAAAAAAATGTTTATGTCTACCTGTCAAACTCATGCCAACTGGCCGATGATGTACAGAGGCTCATCTTGCACGCCGGCTACGTCTGTGATGTCTCCCATGTTAATGATCACTATCGTCTCCAAATCTATATGAAACATGTTTATGCCCGCATGGAAGAAAGTGATCTGAACATTGAGGAACATCATGGACATGTCTATTGTTGTAGTGTGCCCAGTGAGATTATTTGTGTCCGTAGGAACGGACGCATTGTTTTTTCGGGAAACTCGAGGCATGGTCAGAAGGCCACACTGGGGGCACGTATGCATCGGGCGGACCTACCATTTACGGAGGATGGGATGGTCCCCGATATTATTATTAATCCCAATGCTATGCCCAAACGTATGACCATTGGACAGCTGATAGAATGTTTGCTCGGTAAACTATGTGCCATTAAAGGCATCTATGGTGACGGAACACCGTTCACAGGAGTGGACATCTATCGCATCAACCAGGAGCTGGTGGAGGCTGGCTACGAGGAATGGGGCAACCAGACCATGTATAATGGTATGACCGGTGAAAAGCTTAAGGTTAAAATTTTTATTGGTCCCACCTACTATCAAAGGCTCAAACAGATGGTGGGCGACAAAGCGCATGCGCGCGCCCGCGGACCCATGCAGCTGCTCACCCGGCAACCTCCGGACGGCCGGGCGCGTGATGGTGGCCTCCGTCTGGGCGAGATGGAACGTGATGCCCTTTGTGCCCATGGTGTCAGCCAGTTCCTCAAGGAGAAGATGGTGGAAAATTCCGATCAATATACGGCATATGTCTGTGACATTTGTGGGCTTTTCGCCCACCGTGCCCCGGGAAAAAGATACTATATTTGTCCGTCCTGCAAAAATACAACCCGTATCTCCAAAATAGTGATACCCTATGCCTTTAAACTTTTTATGCAGGAGATACAGTCCATCAATATATTGGGCCGGATTCGTACTACCAAACTTGAAAAAATATAATCACAAATATTAATGGATAGCTATGCCCCCCTCTGCGACCATCAATATCTTTTTCGAGTGGACGATAATTTTGTTAGATGCCGCCAATGTGGACTTAGTTTTGTGAGCCAGAAAAAAATTCCACGTAACAAGGGTGCCCATGAGTTCATCCGTGAGAATACTACTTTTGGTAAAAATTTTGATCGACATTTTAACAATATTGTTGAAAAACCC